GCGATAATGTTTCTAGAATGTTTCTTAAATATCTTTCTCATGTATGCGACTTTTAGAGCATACGGTAAAGGGTCTTTAGCAGGACTTTGGGATTGTGAAGCAAAGATAGAATAATCTTTAGAACCAGAAGAGGTTTTTGCAACCTTCATGATTAGTTTTTCATGTCCAATTGTTGGTGGATTAAACCTACCGAAAGTGAACGTATGATTAAACTTAGCTTCGTTAAGTATTTGTTTAAATTTTTTCATTTATCCCATGCCTTTATAGCGGTAAAGTTGTTAAACGAGAACTCCATTCTGTCTACTAATTTAACTGCATTTCCACTAACTCTATCAATCGCAACATACCCCTCTGGGTTAGTTACTTTAAATCCATTACTAGTCTTAATAAAGGTGCTTGTCAATCCCTTTACACTATTTAGTTTATTTACGATTTCTGCTTTAGCATCAACTAAATAGTTTTGAAACTCTAGAGTTAAGGTTAATACGTTTGTAAATTTCTTGACTTCTCGTACATATTCTTTTTGTAAATTCTTATATTTTTGTTTACCAGCAACCGATTTTACTTTATCAATATTCTTTTGTAAAGCCATCTCTACATGTTTAGCATATCCCATTGCATGTTGCCTAGGATTTGTTATTGTCTGTCCAGCCCTAACTTTAGTATTATTATATGTTTTTAACCCAGCACTAGCAAGTTGTCCAGTAAATACTTCTTGTAGTTTTAAAAAAGATCTTAATTGATTTGCATTAATTTTTTGAAAAGTCTTTCCAGTTTTTGAGAGTAAATCTGTAACTTTTGCAGTTTCTTTTGCATTAAATGTCGCACTTCCAGACACATCTTTGTAAGTTGCATCGTCCATCCAGATAGATGCTGGTTTACTTAAACTTGATATGTTTGCACCAAATGATGCTTTCATTGATTGTAAATCACTTCCAGTGTACGTTGTATGCCAAACCACACCAATCTTTGCTTTGTTTATTGTATTTCCCAATTCACTATTAATAGGTATAGCGTAAACAATAGTATTGGGCTGAAAAGTATAGTATTTTTCACCATCAATTGTTTCGGTGTCAACGTCATCGGTAAACATAAGGTCTCCTTGTAGAACACCTTTAATACCCAATTTAGAAAATTCTGTAAATGCAATTTTAAATTTAGAATTAAGAGAGCCAGATAGGTTGTCATCATCTATTTCCTTTATTGATTTGTATAGTTTAGGTTCAGCATTAAATACAGACTTCTTTGCAACAAAGAACTTATTATCAGAAGGGTCGATGCCAGAAAAGATTGCAGGCGCACCATCCCACTTAACAGTCATTGAAATAGATGAACGAGAGTTACCAGCAAGCATATCTCTTAATGAACGTAGGAAGTTAATTGCAGCTCTACCACCGTCAACTCCGTAGTTGAGAATTTCATCCTCTAAATGTTCTAGGTGTAAATTTTTACCACCCTTATCTTCTGTAAGTAATTGACTAAATGATTTCATTTTTTGTAGCCTGTTCCTCTTTCTCTATTGCACCATCTTTTGTTCCATGCCCAACACGATAGTTTACCACCATATTTTTCACACTTATTATAGAACCAATCTAACATTATTGTACTCCGCTGTATTGCATTTTCAATTGTAGATATTGTCCTAATCTACCTTGTCCAGAAGTTCCCTTTTCTGGTCTTACGCCGGAATCAGAACGAATAGTCATTTTTAATGTTTTCTTGTCATCAGCAGAGTGTATATCAATTAAGTACTCTTGTACAGAGTTTCTATTTAAAAAAGCATAGTGTCTAGTTATCATTGGTATCATATCAACAATATCATCAGTTTTTTGTGATGCTGTTGTACCAACTGCTTTAACCATAATCAGTGGTACTTTTTCTTCTTTTCTTTGTAAGTTAAATGTATTTTGTACCCAATCAATAAAATCTTCTATTGACAATTTATTAAGTACATCGCAAAAATGTTCTCTACAAACAACCAACATTTCAGTGTATAGTTTATTTGCACCTTCTTCATCTTCTACATAATAGTCTACATATGCTTTTGTAACTTCTTTGTTCTTAACAAAATTATCTTTGGTAGCAATATCTTTTACACCAGGCACTTTGGAATAAACTCTATCCCACAAATCAGATTCTAGTTTTTTTGTTGCAATTCCTAATGCTTTATATTGAGTACCAACGTAAGTATTCTTTAATGGTTCTTTTGATTTCTCTGTTCCAGCTTTTAAACTTACACCTATCAATTCTCTATTTTTAAATTCAATGAATATATCTCCAGCATGATTATTAGGAACACCTCTTGGTTTTGCACGATATCCCCAAATCACATTTTTTATAGGTTTGGTTCTATCAAGGTCATAAAGATAATTAGTAATACCTATTGCATTTTCCATTTTAGTTTTAAGGAATCTGTCATCAAGCGTTGGTAGTTTATCAATAACTAGTTTAGCAGAGGCTGCATCTTTTCTATCGAAAGAACCTCTTGACTTTCCAGCATTTAAGTTTAGAGTGTATAAAAACTTTTTGAAATCTTCAACAGACGATGGTCTAAATTTATTATTAAATGCAAGTGCTGGAAATAATTCTGTGATTGAAGCATTAAGAGTAGTATCAACTCTTTCTAGAAGAGATTGAATTTTAGTTAATGGATTTTCGTATTGAGTGCTTCTTCGTCTGACTTGTTGGACGGATCTACTTAATATCGACATCATTTTCCCCATTTAAATATAGTTTATAATGTTATTTATAATAATCTAAGTTTGGCCTGCTCGGTAGGATTTGAACCTACGACCTATGGTTTAGAAGACCATTGCTCTATCCAGCTGAGCTACGAGCAGATAACAAACTTAAACTTTAAATGTAGAAAATTTATCGTATTTAGCGTTCTGCCCTTTATCAAAAATAGGTGTGTCATCGTCAATTTCTTGACCACTCTCCACTATGTCCTTCTGTTCACTTAGATTAACATCACTTAATCTCATTTTACTTCTATCAATACCTATAACAAATCTCTTATTCATTGTAGGATCGTTATATCTGTTCTTTAACTGTTTGACTACTATCTGATTTAGTTCCTCAAGTTCTTCTGTAGAAATAAGCGCAAACATGAAATCCGCTGTCGCTGGTAAGCCAAACGATTCAGATGTATCCTCAAGGCCGACATCGGTTGATGAGAATCCACTTCTTGTTGTCTGTGTCGCTGAAACGATTGGAAGATTGTTCTCAACGGCGAGTCCTCTAAGTTCTTCTGCAACTGCTTTAATATACATGTAGGAATTAACATTTGCGGCTCCTTTAAACCTTGATGATGCACATATATTTAGATAATCAATAAAAATGATATCTGGATTAAATGACTTTTTAATTGCAAGTTCTTTAATTAATCCTCTAAAGTGAGCACTATTAGCACTTGCAGTGGGATATTCTTTGATAATTAGTTTACCTTCTGTCTTACTTCGTATCTGGTCAACCTTATCTGTAAACATAGTTTTTGGCAAATCATGTAGTTCTTCCATAGAAACATCCATAAGATTTGCATCTATTCTTTCTGCAATACGTTCTTCTGCCATCTCCAAAGTAATATATAATACATTCTTACCTTGGGATAAACAATTTGCAGCCATATGACACATAAACAATGATTTACCCACACCAGTTCCAGCAAGGGCAATATTCAAAGTTTTTTGTGGTAAACCACCTTTAGTAATCTTGTTGAAGAAATCTAGATCAAAAGGTATCTTCTCTTCTTTCTTGTGATAGAAATCAAATCTCTGTTCTCCATCATCTAGATAATCGTGTCCTACAGACGAATCAAAACTAACAGCAAGAGCATCTCGCATAATCTCTGGAATCGCTTCTTGTGTTCTTTTTCCATCTTTACCATCAATGATAGCAATACCATCAACGATTGCATTGTAAACTGCTTTATCTTTACAAAACTTTTCTGTAGTATTTACTAACCACTCAATATCTACCTCTGCCTCATTTAAATTTTTAATTAAATTGACAACTGCTTTATGTTCTGTGTCGGTTAAATCTCTTCGGTTTTCTAGTTCTACTTCTAAGGAAACTTTAGTAGGTCGTTTTTTGTATTTGTCAACAAATTTGACAATTTCTTCAAATACAACTCTATCTTCTTTTAACTCAAAATAATTTGGTTTGATGAAAGGGATTACCTTTCTGCAATACTCATCATTCGTTATTAG